GATGGCAGGCACCAAACGTACTGTGGATTTGCTGGTTGAGGCATTTGACCTCAGCCAGCGCCGCAAGTTTGTTCTAAAGAACGCCGCAGGGGAGCCTGTGGTGGATCTTTATTTCCGTCCGATTACCCGCGCTGATCGGAAGAAAGCGCAGTCGCTTGCTGGTACTGAAGAGGCGCTGGACATTAGCACTCAGATGCTGTGTCAGATGGCTGAGCTGCAGGATGGCAGCAAGGCTTTTGCTTCTGCTGACGCACCAAAGCTCCAGCGTCAGCTGCCTGAGTCTGTCCTGAACGAGCTTGAGCTGTTCTTGTTCGGGCTTGGTGAAGCCGAAGAGCTCGAAGCAGCAAAAAACGACTAGCGCAGGACAACTGGCTCTTTTTTGAGTTCTTCCTGTCCTGCGAGCTTGGCATGACAGTCAGCCGTCTACGGAGCGAGCTGACTGATGCCGAGTTTGTTTACTACGCCGCCTATTTTGAGGTCAAGGGCGAGCGCGAGAAAAGGGAGATGGAACGCGCCAAGATGAAGCGTCGGTAGCATGGCGTTATGGCGGGGTGACCAGTGGCAGAAGCTAATGTCCGGCTAACAGTTGACGCTCGTAATGCGGTCCAGCAGCTGCAACGGGCTAATACTGCAACTAGAAATCTTGACACAAGCGTCAAAGGGGTAAGCCGTTCAACCGCTACCGCGACTGCAAATATTCAGCGATTTGGTATTGCGTTTCGGTCTGTCATCGGTCCGATTGTCGCCATTACTGGCGCGGTTAATTTGGCAAGTCGCAGCTTGAGGGTGCTTGGTGAGCGCCAGGCTGATGCGGCTGCACTTCAGAATGGCTTACAAAAGGTTGGCGCTGCATCTGGCGAGCTTGAGCGTCTGGTTGGTGTTGCAGACAGGCTTGGGAAGGCGACTTTATTTAATGAGGAAGACTTCACGAAGGGCTTTGCCCTGTTGACGAGTTTTCAGAGCATTGGCGTTTCAAGTTACGAACGGGTTGCAAAGGCTGCGGCTGACGTGGCGCAGGTCACTCGGCAGGACGTTGGAAGCTCACTGCTTCAGCTAGCAAAAGCTTTGCAGGATCCTGAGCGCGGTCTGACAGCTTTGGCTCGATCTGGCACGCAGTTTACCGATCAACAGAAAGAGCAGATCAAGGAATTAGTCAAGAGCAATAAGCAGCTAGAAGCTCAAGACTACATTTTGCGTGAAATTGAGAAGCAATACGGCAACGCCGCTGAAGCTGCCGGTAGCGCCGGATATGCGGGTGCTGTAGACAGCCTGCAAGAGAGCTTCAGGGACTTTCAGGAGCGCCTAGCCGAGGGCATTCAGCCCGCTGTCACCACTGTGCTAGGCAGCATGTCCAAGCTGTTCGACTTGGTTTCCAATATTCCTGTATCTGTTGGTCAAGCTACTGCAACTGTTGGTTTACTTGCTGGCGCATTTATTGCCTTAAAAAAGGCGATGGAATCAGCGATTGGTGTAAAAATTATTTCGTTCATTACACAGCAAATCGCTCTTTACAGGACATTTGGCGGTGCGATTTATTTTGCAGCCGCAGCCCAAGGGGCAATGACGACAGCAACCAATTTGCTCAAGGTTGCTCTTTATGGTTTGCCGCTCGGAATTGTAGCGCTGGCGATTCAAAAGTATTACGAGCAAGTCGCCACAGCTGAAGCCCGAAACATTTCATTTGCCAATGCTCTTAAAAGCACTAATCAAGAGCAAATTAAAGCGGCGATTGCAGCGGAAGAGCACACGCAGGCATTGATACGTCAGCGCATTGCGGCGCAGCAGCTTTCAGCTTCCGGCAAGCGTGGCGGTGGCTTTGGCTTGATGGCTGCTGAAAAGGATTTAGAGATCAGCAAAAACGCGATTGCTGCACTGAAGGAAAGGCTTGGGCTCGTTTCTGAGCGTCAAAACAAAGAGACTGAAATCACCAACATCTTGACGGAGCAAGAGAAGAAATCTAAGGCACAGAGAGATAAAACCGCTGAACAGATTGATTTGGAAACAAGGCTGCTTGAAGCCAAAGTTAGAGGCGATTTAGTGGAACAGGCTTACCTGGAAAAGTTGATCCAACGCGAAGAAATACTGCAACGAGAACTTCAGCCGCGTGAACAAATGCTTGAGTTCATTAAGGCGGAATTTGAATACAGCCAGAAGATTAAAGATCTGCGAAAAGAGATAGCCGAGATCATGGCTGGTGCCGCAATATTGCCTAGTCAGAGCAGTTTTGGCGGTGAGCAGGGAGGGATCTTTGATCCTAAGAGTCCAGTAATAGAGCATCTAGACGAGTTAAAGCAAAGGCTCAAAGACCTTCAAGATCCATTGGAAATGGTTAAATCACTTTCCGCTAATATCGCTGACTCGTTTAGTCAAGGGGTGCGTGGGATGATAGAAGGGACAATGAGTGCTCAGCAAGCGCTAGCGAACTTCTTCCAGTCTGTAGCTGATTACTTTATGGATATGGCAACAAATATCATTAAGGCAGCTATTGAGATGATGGCTTATCAAATTATTACCAGCCTTTTCCCTGGGGCTCCTACGTTTTCTGCTAGCACCATGACCATGCCCGGATTAGACGGGGCTGGCGCTTTGGCTGTGCCTGGAATCTTGCCTGGGATCTCCGGTGGATTGGCGTCGGGTGGTACAGCAATGGGCGGCAACACTTATTTAGTTGGAGAGAAAGGTCCCGAACTCTTTACCCCTGGGCGAACTGGCAGCGTTACTCCCAATAGCGCTTTGGGTGGTGTTCAGGTTGGCTCAATCAACATCACAGTCGAAAACACAGGCGAACAGCTCAGTCCTGCTGCTCAAAAGCAGATTGCTGGCCAAGTTCAAGGTATCGTGATGTCAACGCTAGTTAACGAGCGTCGCAGCGGAGGGCTATTGCGTTAATGGCTTACATCGCCTTCAACGACATACCACTGGCTCATGCCACCCCAGTGGTCAAACGCAGCCAACGCCGTCAGCAGGCATCATTTGGTGATGGTTACGTCCAGCTGCTGACCGATGGACTAAATGCTGACCGCGAAGTTTGGCAGTGCGTGACTTCTCCGATGCCTTACGCCGACGCGTATTCCATCGAAAGCTACCTGTTGACGTTGCGTGGGTCGGCGGTGGAATGGACCGCTCCAATGTCCACAAAGACGTTTTCACGCCCGTTTGCTGCTGGTCAGCTGGACGTGGGTTATAGAGACATCAGCTCTTTGTCGCTTAGCGGCTACACCCGTCCGACGAACTACACCGCCAACCTGGCGACGGGATTGCTGACCTCCGTTGATATTGCCAATGGCACGGTGGTTGAGGTGACCTTGACCTTAACTGCCCGTGATTATGTGGTTCGTGATGGCTGGACAATGACGCCAGTTAGCTCGTCATTTATGACGATCTCATTTGAACTAGAGCGGGTGTTCGTATGACGCAAGCACCACCTGTTGCGGAGACATTCAAAACCCAGATGCCGGAGGTCATTGACCTCTTCACTCTGGATATCTCAACGTTGCTGCCTGCCGGTTCAACTGACCAATCGATTTACCGTTTTTGTAACTGGTCTCAGACCGATGGTCAGGACATCACTTATGACAGCAACGTTTACACCGCCTTGCCATTGCAGGCAGATGGCTTTGAGCTAAATACCAGCGGCAAATTAGAACGTCCCAAAATTACATTTGCAAATGTTGGCTTAGCAATTACGGCGCTGACCAATACCTATGGGGACTTGGTTGGTGCCAGCGTCAGTCGCATCAGAACACTGACAACTTATTTAGACGGCACCCCTGGGGCGGATGTTAATGCCTACTGGGGACCGGATTCCTGGGTTGTTGAGCAGAAATCAAATGAAACTAAGCTTGCTATCACATTCCAGCTAGCAGTCCCATTTGACCTTGAAGGTCGCGCATTGCCCGGTCGCCGTATGCTGCGCGAACAATGCCAATGGATTTATCGCAGCGATATTGGCTGCCACTATGACGGGACTGATTATTTTGACGCCAATGATGATCCTGTTGTCAGTGCGGCTGATGATGTATGCGGCAAACGCTTAAATAGCTGTCAACTTCGGTTTGGCACTAGCCGCCTGCCATTTGGCGGTTTCCCAGGTCTCGTTGATTCACAAGGCTGATGCTGTCTCAATGGCAAAACCCGCTTACCGCTGAACAGCGGCTGGCAATGCGGACCTATGCGGAACGCGCATTTCCAAAAGAAACATGTGGTTTCATCTTGATTGATGGAACGGTGGTGGAGTGCAGAAACATCAGCGAGGAGCCTGACACGTTTGTAATGAGCGCCCAGGACACGGCTGATTACATCGAAGACGCGAAAGCCTGCTGGCACAGCCACGCCAATTACAGCGGTTTCAGTCCAGCAGATATCAAGGCGTGCAAAACGCTCAACATGCCCTATGCGGTCTGGAACTGTGGCGGCAGCCAAGCGTTCTGGCTTGACCCAACGCAGGATGCAGGTTTATTGGGACGCCCTTGGAACTATGGGGTCTACGACTGCTACTCCGCCGTGCGGGACTGGTACAAACAGCAGATGGGCATTGAAATGGGCGATTATGCCCGGCGATACGAGGGCGAGTGGTCGAAGCCTGGCTTTACTTATTTTGAGGAAAACTTTGCGGCTGAAGGGTTTGTCAAATTGCCTGCCGGGTCTGATTTAATCCGTGGGGATGTGATCCTTTTCAGAATCCGCAACCAGAATGTCTGCAACCACGTCGCCGTAGTGGAAGACCCAGCCGCCAATAGGCTGTATCAGCATCTGGTTGGCAGATTGTCTGGGATTACGGCATATAGCGGTTACTTCCGCGAGAATAGCTACATGGCTGTGCGGAGGGCAGGCTGATGGTCACGGTCAGGTTGCTTGGCGAGGCGGGTCGCCGTTTTGGTCGTCAGTTCAAGCTTGAGGTAAAGACTCCGGCTGAAGCTGTGCGAGCACTGTGCGCTCAAATCCCTGGGCTTCGCCAGTATCTGTTGGATTCAGAGGAAAACGGTATTCGCTGGCGTGCTGTTACCGACCATGCCGAAGGTTTAGACGAAGATGGCTTGCTCTGGCCGCTAAGTAAGCGTTTCATTTTGGCTCCCATCCCGGTGGGTAAAGGTGCAGTAGGCAAAATCCTTATCGGGGTAGCGCTGTTAATCGTGTCGGTTGCAGTTGTGTTCGGTACGGCTGGTGGCGGTATACCGTTTGCAGCTGCAGGTTTCGGGATGATTTTTGGTGGTGTCGCCCAGCTGTTGACGCCAACGCCGCAGATGCCAAACGCGAAAACGACAGGCGGAGGGATTACATCAGGCGGCAGCAGCGAAGAACAGAAGCGGGCTTATACATTTGACAAGTCCAACGCAAATACCAAACAGGGCGAAGTTGTTCCAGTGCTCTACGGTGAGCGTGTCATCGGATCGTTGCCTGTTTTGAGCTTCGGTCTCGAAATGCAGAACAGCCTTGAGTGATGATGAAAGACCCTAAAAAGCTCCCCGAGATCAGCGGTGCTGGCGGCAGCCAGCCGGTTGTTGTAGAGCAGAACGTTACCGTAACGCCAACCATTCGGGAGCCAGTTGAAGAGGCAAACAATCTATTTTCGGTCGCTTTTGCGAAAACTGTTTATGCACTTAGCGAGGGCGAGATTGAAGGTTTCCCCAACGGCATTGAGAAAGATATTTACTTAGACGAAACGCCAATTCAGAATGAAAATGATACATACAATTTCACCGGTTATGAACTTGATTCGCGTCTTGGCACAGACGAAACGCAAAACCCAATTTTGGGATTTAGCACTGTTGAAAATGCGGTTGCTGTCAACACTGAACTAACAGTCACGGCTGGCCCAATCACTCGGACGATTACTGATGCTGATGTAGACCGTTGTCGAATCATTATCAACCACCCGTCGCTTCAAACAATCAATAAAGAAAACGGGGACATTAGTGGCACGGGCGTTTCAATTATTATTGAAGTTTCAGCTAACGGCGGTCCGTTTATTGAATACGGTCAAGGCAACGTCGCCGGTAAATCAAATAGCCAATTCCAGCGCGCCTATGAATTTGCGCTGCTTGGTGATGCGCCTTGGACCATTCGCGTTACTCGATACACCCCAGACAGCACCAGTGTTTATTTAGAGAACACGACTACATGGCAAAGCTACGTCGAGATCATTAACGAACGCTTTGCTTATCCCAACACGGCTCTAGTCGCCTTGAAGGTTGATGCTCGCCAGTTCAGTAATATTCCAAACCTGACGGCCAGAGTGCGGGGCAAGCGCGTACAGATTCCAAATAATTACGACCCTGTTAACCGCACTTACACCGGCATTTGGGACGGCACGTTTACAACTGCCTGGACCGATAACCCTGCCTGGATATTCCGCGACATTGTTGTCAATGACCGTTTTGGCGTGGCGCGTTATGTGCCAAATATCTCAATCGACCCTTGGTATCTTTATAGCGTAAGTCAATACTGTGATGGACTCGTTCCTGATGGAAATGGCGGCTTTGAGCCTCGTTTTACCTGCAATGTATATTTGCAAAATGCAGGCAGTGTTTATGAAGTTCTGAACGGTCTTGCTTCATGTTTCCGTGGCTTGATTTATTACAGCCAAGGGCAATTATTCCTTACCCAAGACCGAGAACAGCTCCCGGTTCAGCAATTTAGTGAAGCTAACGTCATTCAAGATGTTGATGACTCTGGTCAGGTCACTTCGCCTTGCTTCACCTACAGCGGCACTGCACGCGGCGCCCGTAAATCTGTCGTTATAGCCAACTGGGATGACCCCAACCAGAATTATTCCAGCGTCAGTGAGTATCAGCAGGATGACGTACTGCTGGAAACCTTTGGCTACAACCCAATCGACCTGCGCCTGCTTGGTGTTACCTCACGCGGTCAAGCGCTGCGGGCAGCAAAGCACACGCTTTTTTCTAATCGCTACCTAACGGAAAAAGTCAGCTTTCGCATTGGAGCCGAAGGCTTAGCAGCCGGTGTTGGCGAGGTGATCCAGATTGCCGACCCATTGAAGCAAGGACAGCGCCTGGGCGGCCGCATCAAAGAAATTGACGGCAACCGCATCAAGCTTGATGCAGTCTTAAATCTGAATCCCGCGATTGATTACACGTTGACTTTGGTGGTGCCTGATGGCGAAACCACTGTCAACCCTGACGGCTCAATCACAAAGCGCCCCAAGCTCAGCGTTCATAACCTGATCAGCGAATCAGAGGACCTCGGCACGGCTGTCCGTAACCTGGCAGTTCAAAACGCCGTCGATATTCTTTTAACGCAAGACGGCGACACGCTTGAGGTCAACACTGATATTGATGCGCTTGGAACGACGACAGCCATCGTTGACGGTGTTGTTAATAGCCAAGTCAATGCCTTATGGGTTCTTGAGTGGTCTGCCCTAGAAGCTGCTCTCTACAAAATTATTTCCGTTGTAGAAGTTGAGCCGCTTATCTTCCAAGTTGAGGCAATTCAATACAACGCGAGCAAATTTGGCTATGTCGATAACGACCTGCCGATTGCGATTCCCAAAGACCGTTTCACGCTTGAGGCGCCACAGGCTGTCGTTAATTTGAGCGCCAATCTTGTATACAACAATGGGCGTGTCCAAATCAGGGCTGATTGGCAAGCCCCGCAGCGAAATGGAGCAGACGACCTGCTGATCCGTGGATATCGCTATCAATGGCGTGAGTCAACAGCAGCGCAATGGAATGAAGCCGAAATAACAGCAGTCACTAGCGCATCAATCAGCTTGCCTGATTTTGTCTATGGGGCTGCCACATATCAGTTCCGTGCGGCAACGTTTGACCGCCTCAGTCGTCAAAGTGAATTTACGGCCGTTGATGTTGTCAACTTTGCGCCAATTCCAGATATCAGCGACCCTGAATACAACGCAACCAGCACTCACGCCAACCAACCCGATGGCACGCAGTTAATCATTATTGACCCTGGAACGTGCCCAATCCTGCCCCGTATTACGGGTTACCGCTGTTGGGCAAAACCACGCAACCTAAAGGGTGGCGAAATTCCTGGGGTCAAGACTCCTAACAACGATGGCTGGTATTTCTTGGCTGATGTCCCGCTAACGGGCTATTACACCATCGCGTTCCACGCGCCTGATACCTATGACATCCGCGTCAGCTTCACTAGCGCAATTTACGGTGAAGAGCCTGACGATTACATCTATGACGTGGTGGAG